GACCTTGTGTCACCAGAACTGCGCGAACGGTTTGAGGCGCAGTGCGATCTGTTGAACAAAGCAATCTGGCAAGGCGACGCTTCCGAGGTGGTGCGTCTTGTTCCGATATCATGCCGCGCTTATGCGGCGCTTGAAAAAGCGGCACGCGAAAACGGACACGCGGAACTTACCGGGGAAGCATGGGAAGCGCCCTTTCCTCATGGTGGTGTGCTATGTATTACGCGGAACATACATGAAGCGGCGAAGGTAGCGCGGGAACGGCCAGAAGCGGTCGTCTGGAGTGTTTGCGAGGTTGCGAACGTCATAGCGTCATATGAAACTGCAAACGCTGTTACGCGCGCCAAAATGGCTTTTCCGGGTGCGGTTGTGGAAAGTGTAGCGCCAACATTGAAAGAGTTAGATGATGAAATCCCATTCTGAGCCTGAAATCGAGATCAAGCGGCAATGGTCGGTAATACCAGTGCGGGCGCTGTTGGACCGCAAGTTGCACCAGTCACACTTCCGCGTGCTGGTGGCTTTGTGCGTATTTACGAACAGTCACGGCGTCTGTTGGCCGGGCGTTAAGACAATCGGTGCAATGCTTGGCGTTGATCCCGCTTCCGTGTCACGCGCTATCACAAAGCTAGTAAATGCGGGATATGTGCGGAAGTTGCGCCCGCAGGACTATCAGATGGAACACGCCAAGTTCGGGAAGATAAACCGCTATCAGGTTCTTTATCAGCCGGACATGCCCTTGCCATCGTGGGAAGAAGTGCAATCGTCGCAGCTACTGTCTCCGGCCTCAGACGCACCAGACGCGCACATGAATGATATAGGGGGTACGGGGGAACATGACGCCAATCAATCTCTCTCTCACTCTCTCGCACACGCCTATTCCCACGCAATCGAACGCGCCCTTGGCCAATCTCGCAGACCTGAGAATGAACTAGGCGCGGCTCGGATACTGGCAGCGCAGGGTGTGACGGTGGAACAGGTTATCGAAGCAACGGAAGCACAGGCGAGGGCATGCCTAGAACGGCGCGCTGGCGTTCCAGCCCTTGCTGACGTTGCCCGCGCAATAAATTAAGGTACGTTTGCCCTAGCGCATGGCCTAATGATAGGACCGGCCCGCAGAAAACCGACCATTGGGGGCCGGGGGGCCGCCGTTATCGTAGGGGGGTATCGCACAAAATTTTTGTAGAAAACGGAGAAAGACCTTGACCCAAGAGATCGTTTGCCCTGAATGTTGTGGCGATAAGTACATTGAGTACGACCATCCGGTCGCGGACTACACACACGGCGGCTACATCGACACGGTTATGCGCTTATGCGAAGCCTGTGATGGAAGTGGCGTCGTAGACGAAACACAGGAGAACGAAGAGTGAATATCGGAGATATTGTTTACAGCGACAACGGGCGGCACTGGCGGCTCGTGCAGGACATGGGTGCGGGATTCTGGATGGCGCACGCCATGACGGACGAAGCTACCCACATTCGCGGCATTAGCCCGCCGCTGCATATCATCAGCGAAAAGCATGTGACGAAGGCTCCGGGCAATGAATAGCGCAGATGCCGGTTGCCCCTGCCGCTCATGCGTGCTGCGTCGTTCTACACGCCCGTCACGCCACGAGGCCGATCCCATCGTACAGGCGGTCACGGATCGCTTTCATGCGCGTTCCCGCGAGGGGATCAAGCATTACGGCGTGACGATGGCGGAGAACAACGCGCCGACGCGGCAGTGGATTCTGGACGCGCAGGAAGAACTGATGGATGCGATCCTGTATCTTGAGCGGCTGAAGGTGGATTTCGATGATTGAGGTTATATCGCTAGGTGCTGGCGTTCAAAGCACCGTTATGGCGCTGATGGCGGCGCGGGGCGAACTCACGCCGATGCCGGATTGCGCGATTTTCGCGGACACGCAATTTGAGCCAGCGGGCGTTTACGAACACTTGGACTGGTTGGAAACGCAGCTTTCGTTTCCAGTTCACCGCGTCACGGCGGGGGATATTCGCGCCGACCACGTTAATTCCGAGCGAAATGGAAAGCCGCGCAAATACTCGGCAATCCCGTTTTTCTCTGACTCTAGCGGCATGGGAATGAGGCAATGCACGGCTGACTATAAAATCTATCCGATAAGAAAAAAACTGCGGGAATTGCTGGGCCTGAAATACCGGCAGCGCGCCCCGAAAGGCGTGCAGGTTCGGCAGTGGATTGGCATTAGCACCGACGAAGCCATGAGGATGAAGCCCTCCCGTGACGCTTGGGTGGAGAACGTCTGGCCACTGATTGACGCGGGCATGTCGCGGCAGGACTGTCTGCGGTGGTTTGAGAAAAACTACCCCGGTCGGTCGCTGGCAAAGTCGGCATGTATTGGCTGTCCTTTTCATAATGACGCACTTTGGCGCGATATGAAGATGACCGACCCTGAGTCGTTCGCGCAGGCCGTGGAATTTGATGAGCAGATACGCAACGTAGGGACTAGTGATGGGCCGCAATATTTGCACCGCTCCTGCAAGCCGCTGGACGAAGTGGACTTCCGCAACTTGGAAGACATGGGGCAGCTCAATTTTTTCAACGAGGAGTGTGAGGGGATGTGTGGTGTCTGACAAACCCTTATCCGTTCGTGAAGCACGCGCCGCGCTAGAGGCGGCAGACGAGGACCGCCGACAAGCGGTCGTACAGGAACTTGAGGCGCTGTCGGGCAGCGAGATTACGGACGTGCTGTCGTGGGATGAGATGGGTCGCGTTCAGGTTAGGGCGTCGGATCAGCTATCTGCGCGCGCTCGTCGCGCAATCAAGAAGGTGAAGATCACGCCCGGCGAGGAGGGCAACACGATTGAGGTGGAGATGCACGACAAGCTATCCGCCTTGCGCCTGTTGGCGAAGCATCGTGGCTTGCTTGAGCCGAATAGTGATGACCGCCGCCCTAGCATGATTGGGATTAACGTGAAGGGTCCAGACACAACGACCTACCAAATAATTGATGAAGACACACAGGAGAAAGAATGATGGCCAAAACTTTCATGTGCCAACACTGCAAGAAGCCTTTGGTGACAACGCCGAAGCTGGTTGCTGTGGGCAATGCGTTCCACCCGGAGTGCTTTAACGAGTTGTATGAGTTGCAGCGCAAGAAGGATCGTACACGCGAGACGAAGCTGATTGATAAGGCAGACCGCGACCAGTATTGGGTGCGTTTTGAAGCGAAGCTGCGTTTCAAGGAGGAGCAAGCGAAGCGCAAGGCGAAGGCACTTGCCCGGCCACGCAAAACGGTTGAAGATGTGTGGGCAGAGAAATTGGCGGGCAGGCGGTTTGATGATGCCGTTCATGTGCCGCAGGAAGGGTTGCTCGTTCGTGGGCCAGCGTTTTAACGGTGAATACCCGTTTGTCAGGTTCTACGCAGAATACATTGAATGTGATTTCTGTGGAGAGCCGACACGCGGTCGCGTGTATGATGGTGAGCAAGAAGTGGTGTGCGGTTCGTGCAATCGCACATTGATTGAGGTTGTTATACCGGAGCATTACGATGCCTAGATCACAGCGTGCCACGGATCGTTCGCCGCGCCGTCGCCGCCAGAAGGGCGACGACGCGCTCACCGGGTTGAACTTGGACTTTTCGCAAAGTCCGACAACGTGGAATTTTCTGAACGACGACAGCTTTGTTCGTGGCTTGATGGGGCCGGTTGGTTCCGGCAAGACCTATGCGAGTCTGGCGGAAGTGATATTGCGCGCCGTGAAGCAACCGCCATCGCCGGTTGATAACATCCGCTACACGCGGTTCGCGGTTATTCGTAACAGCTATCCTGAGTTGCGGACCACGACGATCAAGACGTGGCAGGAGATATTCCCTGAGAACACTTGGGGCGAGATGCGTTGGTCGCCGCCGATCACGCATCACATCAAGCTGCCTGAGCGCGATGGTGCGCCGGGGCTGGACTGCGAAGTTATCTTTCTGGCGCTGGACCAGCCGCGTGACGTGCGGAAGCTGCTGTCGCTGGAACTGACGGGTGGCTTTGTTGACGAGGCGCGGGAGTTGCCGAAGGCGGTGGTCGATGGATTGACTTCGCGTGTCGGTCGTTACCCGACGAAGAAGCATGGTGGCTGTCCGTGGCGTGGCGTCTGGATGAGTACGAACCCGATGGATTCAGATCATTGGTGGCACGAGTTGGCAGAGAAGAACCCGATCCGTGGTCGCTATCCGTGGAAGTTCTACAAGCAGCCCGGTGGCGTGGTTGAGGCGACTAAGGAGCATGACGACGCGCTGTTTGGCGCTAACAAGTATTGGCGCTTGAACCCAAAGGCAGAGAACGTCAGCAACCTGCCGCCCGGTTATTACGAGCAGCAGTTGGCGGGCAAGACGCTGGACTGGATCGAGTGTTATGCTGGTGCGAAGTATGTGTATGTGCAGGACGGCAAGCCCGTGTGGCACGAATACAGCGACAGCCTGATGGCGGCTGATGTTGAGATTGAGGTCGGGTTGCCCGTACATATCGGGCTCGACTTTGGTCTGACGCCTGCGGCTGTGTTTGGACAGAAGATGCCGAATGGTCGTTGGCATGTCGTGCATGAGTTGGTAGCCTTTGATATGGGCCTAGAGAGATTCGCCCATCACCTGATGGCAGACATTTCGACGAAGTTCGATAAATGCGAGGTGTTCATCTGGGGCGACCCCGCAGGCGGTAAACGCGACGAAATCTTTGAAGTGACGGCGTTTGACCACCTGCGGACGCTTGGACTCAGGGCGCAGCCGACCAACTCAAACGACTTTATGGTGCGTCGTGAGGCTGGTGCGATGCCGATGAACAGGTTGATTGACGGTAAGCCGGGTTTGCTTGTGTCGAAAGATTGCAACCGCATCCGCAAGTCGCTTGCCGGGGGCTATCACTTCAAGCGCATGGCGATTGGTGCTGGGCATGAACGCTTCCGCGACGTGCCATCGAAGAACGATCACTCGCATGTCGGTGATGCGTATGGCTATCTGATGTTGGGTGGTGGCGAACATCGTCGCCTTACGCGGAACCCGAATGGCAAGCCGCTGTTTAAGCAGGCTCAAGCCAACATGGATTTCAATGTGTTTGCGTAAAAAAAAATAGGGCGTGTGCCGGAGAAAAACACACGCCCTAAGTACACAGGGAGAAACTTACACACAACGCACATTTTGTACCATGACGACAACACACACACAACATCTATGATAACGAACCACTCAAGCGTTTCGGTCGTGCCGTTTCATTGGGCGCATGTGCGAATGATGGACTTGCGCCCGTTTGAGCAGATGTATTTTCAGCAGTTCCCTGACTATGACATGCGCCTCAAAGCTATGGCGCAGCATGAACACAGCTACACCGCGCTTCTTCGTGGTGAAATAGCGTGTTGCTGGGGCGCAATGCCTATATGGGAGGGCGTTGCAGAGGCTTGGCTGTTGACTTCATATAAGGTTGAAACAAATCCTATAGCACTAACACGCGGTGCTATACGATACTTCAATACAATTTATAGCGATATGCAATTACATAGATTGCAGATAGTCGTTGATTGTAGAAATAATGTTGCAATTAGATGGGCGCGCGCGTTAAAGTTCGCGGAAGAAGGCGTCATGCGTGGTTACGGCCCGGATGGTGCAGACCATATTATGTTTGCGAGGACCGGATAATGGGTGGATTACTTAGCGGCCCGAAAATGCCAGCGCCCGCTCAGGTTGCGCCTGAGACGACCGCTGCGCAGGAGCGGCAAGAAGCGCGACTTGCTGAAGAAGAACGGCAGCAGAAGGCGCAGCTTGCATCTCAGCGGCGCGCCCGCCAGATCGGCGGTCAGCGCATGTTGCTTTCGCCGGAGCGTGAGGACGCACGGCTTGGTATTCAGACCACGCTTGGATCGGGAGGCGAGTAATGGGTGGTGTTGTGTCCAAGCCTAAAGCGCCCGCTCCTGTTGCACCGCCGCCTGCGCCGGAACCAGAACCCGCGCCGGTTAAGGCATCCGACGACGCGCGCCGTCGCGCTGCTGCCACACGCTCTCGCCGCGCCGGTCGCCCTTTGCTGGGGCCGGGTGGCGCGCAACGCGGCGACGAATTGCAGACTACTCTAGGAGCAGGCTAATGCCAAAAGTTGTAATGAAAAACGGTAAGACACGCACCTTCGCCTACACCAAGGCGGGCATGAACGCGGCGAAAGGGTACGCCAAGCAGTACGGTGGTCGCGTTGAGAACGTCAGCATGAAGACGACCATGAAGCGGAAGAAGAAAACCTATGCCGCTTAAGTCCGGTAAGTCTGACAAGGCGGTTGGTCAGAACATCAAGATGTTGATGAAAGAGGGCAAGCCGTTCAAGCAGGCTGTCGCGATTGCGATGCGTAAGTCTGGCAAGCCGAAGGGCAGGGCATGAGGAAGTTCAAGAAGGCTCCGAAAGACAAGAAAAGCGGAATACCGAAGAAGTATATTCGCGGTGCAAAGAATCCTGATGAGCGTCGCGGTGAGATCGCAAGGACGCGCCGTCTATACAAGCGTGGCTTGCTGACCGGCGCAATGATGGATCGAGTTTCGGAGCAACGTAAAAATGCCTGAGTTTTCTGGTATCAAAGGTGCAGATCGCTTTGACAAAGGCAAACTGATGAAGGTCTATCGTCGCGGCCTTGGGGCGTATTATTCATCCGGGTCGAGGCCCAAGGTTAGCGCGCACCAGTGGGCAATGGGCCGCGTCAAGTCTTTTGTTAGCGGCAAGGGTGGTGCGCGAAAGGCGGACGCAGATATTTTGAGGGGCAAGAAGTCTAGTGGTTAAGAAGGCGCACCAGAATCCGAAGGGCGGTCTGAACGAAGCTGGTCGCAAACACTTCGAGCGCAAGGAAGGCAGCAACCTGAAAGCGCCAGTCAAGTCTGGGACCAATCCGCGCCGCGTTTCTTTTGCCGCACGGTTTGCCGGGATGGAAGGTCCGATGAAGGACAAGAAGGGTGAGCCTACGCGCCTTGCGCTTGCGTTGCGGGCTTGGGGCTTTGGGTCAAAAGAAGCCGCTGCAAACTTTGCCGCGCGTCATAAAAAGAGTTAGCCATGCTTACTGTTGAACAGATTATGAAGCGCCACGACCTTGCGCAGCGTCGCAAGGATAACTGGCGGCAGATTTACGAAGACTGCTACGAGTTCGCTCTGCCGCAGCGCAACTTGTATGACGGCTACTACGAAAGTGGCGGGTCGCCGGGCCAGAACAAGATGGCGCGTGTGTTTGACTCGACCGCGATTAGTTCGACTCAGCGTTTTGCAAACCGCATCCAAGCTGGCTTGTTTCCGCCGTATGGCCGCTGGTGTCGCCTTGAACCCGGCCCCGACATTCCCCCGGATCGCCAGCTTGAAGCGCAGGCCGCGCTGGATATGTATTCCGAAAAGATGTTCTCGCTTCTGCGCCAGTCTAACTTTGATCTGGCGATGGGCGAGTTCCTTATGGACCTCGCTGTTGGTACGGCGGTCATGCTGGTACAGCCCGGCGACGACATGACGCCGATCCGCTTTACGTCTGTCCCGCAATACCTTGTGGCGATTGAGGAAGGCGCGCACGGCAAGGTTGATAACGTGTATCGCCGTATGCGACTAAAGGCTGAAGCAATTTCGCAACACTGGCAGGATGCAGAAATTCCTGATCGCCTTGCGCGTATGATTGAGGAAAAGCCGACTGATGAGATCGAGTTGGTGGAAGCCACGATTTATGACACGCAGCGTGGCGATTACGACTATCATGTGATCTGGCCGGAAGGTAAGTCTCAGCTTGTTCAGCGCAAGATGCAGTCGTCGCCTTGGATCGTGGCGCGTTACATGAAAGTGGCTGGCGAAGTTTATGGCCGAGGCCCGCTGGTAACAGCGATCCCCGACATCAAGACACTCAACAAGACGCTTGAGTTGCTGCTGAAGAACGCATCGCTGTCGATTGCTGGCGTTTACACCGCCGCTGACGACGGCGTTCTCAATCCGCAGACTATCCGCATCGTGCCGGGTGCGATCATCCCGGTCGCGCGCAATGGCGGGCCGCAGGGCGAAAGCCTGCGTATGCTGCCGCGCTCTGGTGACTTCAACGTGTCACAGATCGTCATTAACGATCTTCGCATGAACATCAAGAAGATCATGCTCGACGACACGCTGCCCCCGGACAATATGTCGGCGCGTTCCGCGACTGAGATTGCGGAGCGCATGAAGGAACTCGCGCAGAACCTTGGCTCTGCGTTTGGTCGCCTGATTACAGAAACAATGGTGCCGCTGATCGGTCGCATCCTGTATGTGATGGATGAGCGCGGCATGATTGAGATGCCGCTTCGTGTGAACGGGCTTGAGGTTAAGGTGACACCTGTGTCTCCGATTGCTCAGGCGCAGAACATGGGCGACATTGAGAAGATTACGCAGTGGGTTCAACTATCTTCCGCGCTTGGGCCGGAAGGTCAGATGGCTCCGCGTATGGGTGCAATTTCTGATTACGTTGCAGATAAGCTGGGCGTACCGGCTGAACTGCGTACTTCACCGCAAGAGCGTGAGCAGATGATGCAGCAGGCCGCACAGGCCGCACAGATGATGGCGCAGCAGCAGGGAATGGCCCCTGCTGAAGGCGAAGCGGAAGCAATACCAGAAGGTATGTAATGACCATTACTGAAGGCTGGGATGGACTGCGACAGGTTGAGCCGCAGTTCCGAGTCGATAATCAGCAGAACAACGACGACATTGATCGTCTTTACCTTAGAGTTTTCGGCAGTGACGATGGGCAAGAATTGTTGGCTCATCTACGCGCACTGACGATTGAGCAGCCCACATGGTATCCGGGCGAAGAAGCGTCCCACGGCTATGCCCGTGAAGGACAAAACTCACTTGTCCGCGAAATAGAGCGGCGTATGAAAAGGGCATCTGAACTATGAGCGAAACTGACGGACTGCTGGCCGAAGCCTCTGCGGAGAGCGACGACAACCAGCAGGAAGAACAGGAAACAATCTCCCATGTTGAGCCAACACCGTCTTCGGAACCTAATACGGTTGATGAAGTTACGGTTGCAGCCGAAGATGAGGAGACAGAGTTTGTTCGGCCAGAATGGTATCCTGAGAAATTTTGGAACGAAGACGAGGGTCCAGACCTCGAAAACCTCGTCAAATCCTACAGCGAACTCCAAAAAAAGTTTTCTCAAGGAAAACACAAAGCCCCCGAGGCATATGATGAATCGGTTTTTGCGGAAGCTAATGTTCCCGAAGACGACGAACTCTATGTGACGTACAAGGACTGGGCCAAGGAAAACGGTATCAGCCAAGAGGCTTTTGACCAGTTGGCACAGAAGTTCATTGAAAGTGCCGGTAACGAAGCCCAGCAGGCACAACTCTCTTATCAGGACGAGTACAAGAAGCTGGGGCCAAACGCCGATGCGGCGATCAAGTCCATGACTGATTGGGCGCAAGGTCTTGTTCGCAAAGGAGTTTGGGGCGAGAATGATTTTGAGGAGTTCAAGATCATGGGCGGAACGGCAGATGGTCTGCGTGCTTTGCAGAAGATTCGCTCGTATTACGGCGACCAGACTGTGCCGGTCGATGTGTCTACTGTTGAGGACGGGCCTTCAAAAGAAGAACTTATGGCAATGGTTGGGCGGCCTGAATACACCAGCGACCCGGCTTATCGTGCCAAGGTTGAGAAGATGTTTGAGAAGATGTATGGCGACGACCCGTACAGTCCAATGTAAGTACACATAAATTGAGTGGAATAAACGGGGTCTTTACCCCGTTTATTTTTTGCCATATATTCACAAGCGTGGATAACCGCAAGGCCCGCAAGAACCGCCGTGGGAGGGGCGCAAAACATCCAAGCTGGCAGCCCGGTCACGGATACCTGCAAGGCGCTTTACTTTGAACCCTTAACGAAAGGAACCGAGAAATGGCTGTTGGCATTTCCAATGCCTTCGTTCAGTTGTTCGATGCCGAGGTGAAGCAGGCTTATCAGGCTTCCCGTGCGCTTGCAGGCGTGACGCGCGAACGAGCGAATGTTGAAGGCAATCAGGTGAAGTTTCCGAAAATCGGGAAAGGCACCGCTACCGTCCGCGTTCCGCAGACGGACGTAACCCCGTTGAACGTGTCCTACTCTCAGGTCACGGCTTCGATGTCCGATTATATTGCTGCTGAATACAGCGATATTTTCCATCAGGCGAAAGTGAACTTCGATGAGCGCCGTGAACTGGTGCAGGTCGTTGGTAACGCTATCGGTCGCCGGATGGATCAGCTTGTCATTGACGCGCTGAACGCGGCTTCGTCGGCCTCGACTGTTGCCACCAGTGTTGGTGGTTCAGGCACGAACATGAACCTCGCCAAGCTGCTTGCTGCCAAAAAGGCTCTGGACGCGAAAAACGTTCCGGCTGAAGGTCGCTGCATGATTATTCATGCTAACGGTCTGGCTGCTCTGCTTGACGAAACTGAACTCACCAGCAGCGACTTCGCCACGGTTAAGGCGCTGTCGATGGGTGAGATCGACACGTTCCTTGGCTTCAAGTTCATCATGCTTGGTGATCGTGACGAAGGCGGTCTGCCGCTTCCGTCCACTCGCACCAACTTCGCGTTCCATCATGACGCGATTGGTCTGGGCATCAGCATGAACCAGAAGTCTGAAATCAACTATGTGCCTGAGAAGACATCCTTCCTCGTCTCTTCGATGTTCTCCGCTGGAGCCATCGCGATTGATGATGAAGGTATCGTCAAGATCAGCAGCACCGAGTAGGAGGGCTAGATAATGGCTTTTGATTCCGCTGGACTCGGCGTTGTTGCGGCTTCTAAGAAGGGTAATGCTCCCAGCATTTACACCTATCAGACTGCCGACACGATTGCTGACGTAAATACCGCAGGTTATTTCAATGACGTTTCGGACACCCTCGCGGTGGGCGATCTGATCTATTGCGTAACCTCAACCGGGGGCACCCGCGTTAGCACGCTCACTCAGGTTCTGTCGAACGCGAGTGGCGTTGTTGACGTTGCTGACGGTACGACGCTTGCCGCCACTGATGGCGACTAATAGGATCGGGGCGGGCTTCGGCCCGCCCCATTTCTAGCGAGGTAGATCATGGCTTCTGGTGACACTAAACTTTCGATTTGTTCCGATGCCATGCTTATGCTTGGCGCTGCATCTATCTCGTCCTTCACAGAAGGCACAGACGAAGCGCAGATTGCGGATCGCTTGTACGACGACATCCGCGACACACTGCTTATGCAGTACCCTTATTCATGGTCGATCAAGAAGGTCAAGCTGGCGCAGCTTATCGATGATCCCATTAACGAGTGGAAGTATCGCTACGCGTTGCCGGGCGACATTCTTGGCAACCCGAAGGCGGTCTTTATCAACAGCGCAGTAGGCGGTACACCTGCAAACGACTTTGAGATTTACGGCACGGCTCTTTACGCTAATTACGAGCAGGTCTGGATTGACTACCAGTATCGCCCTGAGCCTGCCTTCTTTCCTCCATACTTTGTGAACCTGCTCAAGCACGCGCTTGCGGCTGCGTTTGCTGAGCCAATCACAGACCAAATCCAGAAGGGCGATTACTACCATCGCCTTGCTTATGGTTCGCCAAGCGAGAACATGCGTGGCGGCTTGTCGCGCGTGTCGATGAACATTGACGGCGTAGATCGCCCGCCGCAAAACATCATGGACTTCCCGCTGACTGAGGTTCGTGGATGAGCCGTGTCATTCGCATCCAGAATGATTTTACTTCCGGCGAACTCGACCCCCGTCTTCGCGCACGCACAGACCTTGCCCAATATCAGGCGGGTCTGACAACCGCGCGTAACGTCTCCATTCAACCGCAGGGCGGCGCTATCCGCCGTCCCGGCACCAAATATATTGCAACATTAGACGCTGGCGCAGCAAACGCTGTTCGCATGGTGCCGTTTGAGTTTAGTGTGTCCGACAGTTACATGCTGGTATTTACGCCGGGCAAGATGTACGTCTTCAAGGACGGCGCGCAGATCACGAACATTAACGGCAGCGGCAATAACTACGCCACGGTGGCGTCGCTAACGGCTGCGATCCTGCCGGAAATGAACTGGGTGCAGTCAGCGGACACGCTGATTATTGTCCACGAAGACCTTGAGCCTTTGCGTCTTGTGCGCGGTGCGACGGATGCGACATGGACTGTAGACGCCGTGCCGTTTTCAAGGATTCCTGAGTACGCTTTCACTTTAAGCGTTCACAACCCGACCTATACGATTACGCCGTCAGCCGCCAGCGGTAACATTACAATCACCGCGTCGTCGGTAACGACCGACAACGGAACCGCGCAAGCCGGAACGTCTACTACAATTACCCTTAAATCATCCAGCAGCTTTACGTCTGACGATCAGCCCAACGGCATGATGGTTGAGATTACGTCTGGTACTGGGTCGGGCCAGACGCGCCATGTTGAAGACTATGTGGCGTCAACAAAAGTGGTGACGGTTGATCCGGCGTGGATTACTGCGCCTGATAATACGTCTAACTATGAGGTTAAGGCTTTCAAGCAAGCCGCCGTTGGCGAATACATCAATGCCCTTGATGGTTTTGGTCGCGCTCGTATTACGGAATATGTGAGCGATACCAGCGTTAAGGCTTACGTCGAGATTCCGTTCTTTGACAATAGCGCGATCACTAGTGGCAACTGGGAAATAGAACACGGACATGAAGACGCTTGGTCTGCAACTCGCGGCTATCCACGCAGCGCCGTGTTCCACGAGGGGCGACTGTTCTTCGGCGGCACCAAATCCTTGCCGCAAACCTTGTTTGGGTCGCGCGTCAGCGACTTCTTTAACTTTGATCCCGGCGAACAGCTAGACGACAGTGCCGTTCAAGCAACACTAGATACCAACACGTTCAACGCTATCGTTGACATCTACTCTGGGCGTCATCTGCAAATTTTCACAACTGGCGGCGAGTTTTATGTGCCGCAGTCTCTTGATGATCCGATCACGCCCGCGAACCTGATTGTCAAGCAGCAGTCCGCTTATGGCATTAGGCCGGGCATCCGCTTGCAAAACATTGACGGTGCAACGCTGTTCATTCAGCGTCAAGGCAAGGCGTTACAAGATTTTGTTTTTACTGATGTGCAAAGCGCATACTCGTCTGCCAAAGTTTCGCTGCTTTCTTCGCATCTGCTGAAATCGCCAAGCGAAATGGCAACGCGCGTATCGACCAGCACAGACGAGGGCGACCGCCTTTTAATCGTGAACGACGATGATGGTTCTATCATTTGTTACACATTGTTGCGCGTTCAGAACGTCATTGCGCCGTCTGAGTGGACCACTGATGGGGACTTCTTAAATGTCGGTGTGGACGTTGATTCTATATATACTGTGGTCAAGCGTACTGTTAATGGCGCTGACATTTATCTTGTGGAGTTGTTTGATGATGCAATCTATCTGGATTCTGCCAAGTCTGGCGGCGCAGCGTCTTCGGTCACTATGGACCACCTTCAAGGCGAAACCGTGCAGGTCATTCGAGATGGTGTGGTTGAGGCTGAACAAACTGTACCGGCGTCTCCTTTCACCATTACGTTCGCTGCGGCAGCGACTGCAAGCTATCAAGTCGGACTGAATTACAACACTGAGATTAAGACGCTTCCGGTTGAGCTACGGTTGCAGAGCGGTTCATTGCGTGGGTTTAAAAAGCGTGTCTTCGAGGTGAACGCAGAAATCTTTGAGACGCAATCCATGACGATTGGTGGCAAAGAGATTGCGTTCCGTCAGTTTGACACAGACATGCTTGATGCGGCGGTTCCTGAGTTTACAGGAATTAAAACACTTCATGGTATTTTGGGATATACTTACGAAGGGCAGATCACGATTGGGCAGTCTGTGCCGCTCAAGATGACTGTGCTTGGTATCGACTACAAGATTAGCGCGGGGCAGTAAGATGGCGGCAATAGCACCAGCACTTCCGTTTATTGGCGCGGGCCTTTCTGTTGTTTCTGCTTACGGGCAGATGCAGGCGGGTAAGGCGCAGGCGCGTGGTTTGGCGCAGCAGGCTGCAATGTCGCAAGTTCAGGCCAGAGGCGAGGCGCTGAAGTACCGGCAGCAAGGCGTTAATGCCCTTAAAAACATCGTGCGAACAAACTCTACATTAAACGCTCGTGCCGCCGCTGGTGGGATTGATCCGTTTTCCGGTAGTGCGTTGGGTCTCGCTCAGTTTACGCAATCTGAGGGCGCAAAAGAGTTTTTCGTTACTGAAGACAACCAGATTATTGCCCGCGAGGGCGGGTCCATTCAGGCGCAACTTTACATGGATCAGGCCAAGCAGGCGAGGCGTGGTG